GATAAGGAAATTATTTTAAAATAATTGTATGGAATATTTTTGCAAGGAGTTAAATAAGGAGTTCTCATCAAAAATTGAGATGTTTACGGCTTTGCGTGAATCGCATAAGGAGATAATTACATCCAAAAAGGCGCAAATATACAACACGGATATAGATAAAGAAAAATGCACAGTCAAGGTGAAGCCTATTGATCCCAATAAGCTACGTCAGCAAGTAAAAGGGATAGAGATTGATAACGATTATTACTATATAGCTGTCAATACAACCAAGATCCTTGATTCGCATTCTGATTTGCACTTAAATGGTATTTGGAACAAAACGGCAAAAGAGCAGCAGGGTAAAAACTACCTTCTTGAAGATCACCAATTAAGAGCCAGCAGTGTTATTGTTCGAAAAGAACATATTGAAATGTTTGTTGCAGAAATCCCATTTGCTATGTTAAACCAGCCTTATGACGGATCTACCGAGGCATTAATGTATAAATTCAGGAAAGACAAAGTAACTAAGCCAGAGTATAAGGAATGGCTGGATAGTGGCGATGAAATACAGGCAAGCGTAAGAATGCAATATGTAATAATATTATTTGCACTCAATAGTCTGGATGATGAAGACAAGGAGTTCAAGAAGAATTACGATCAGCATATTAATCAAATTGCAAACAAGGCAGATTTTGACGAAATTGATTATTTCTGGCCAGTAAAAGAGGCGAAGAATGTGTCTGAAAGTAGTTTAGTTTTATTTGGTAGTAACCATGCAACAGGGTTAATAGGGAATGATAATAAACAGAAGCCGGATGATTCCACTTCTGACAAGAATAACGAGCCGCCAAAAGAAGGCACTCAAAATGAGAAAAGGAATTTTTATTTATCACTTTTAAAAAATTAATTATGAAAATTTGGATGAAGGATGGTAAGTTCATAGAACTCAATGATGACCAAGTAAAAGGGTTATCAACAGAGGAATTGGCGGCTTACACATCAGACAGAAACAAGTCATTTGTTGATAACGCAATAAGTGAGTTTAATGTGAAGATGGATGCTCAGGCTAAATCTTTTCTGAAAAAAGAAGAAGTGGAACAGATTAAGTCTGATTTTGCTGAAACGTTAAAAGGATTGGATACTGAAGCACTTTCTACTTATGCTAAAACTATTGCCGACTTAAAGGCAGGTGTTAAGAAATCCGATCAGGTAGCGGAAGAACTTCGTGAAAAACTGAAAGACCAAGGACTTCGCTTGAAATCCATGGAAGAAAATCGCATCCCGGATGTTAGAAGTAAGACCACCAGAGAAGGACAATTAAAAGCATTAATTACAAATGCGTTTAGTTCTTCTGAATTTTCTACATTTGAAAGCCGTGGATTTAAAGGTGCATCGAATAAGATGTATTTAGACCAGGCTAATGGTAAGATTGAGTTAAAAGATACAACTACCAAGGTAACTGTTGATATGGCTACGCATACCGGAGTTGTAATGATTAGTGAAGTTTCGGACATTGTTCGTGACGATGCTCCAACAAGAACTTCTCACGTAAGAGATTTAATCAATGTTGGAATGACTGAGCAAGCCCAGATCGTTGGTGGTCAGGTTTACGACTTTACTGATGCTTTGACACTTGGAGCAGTGATGCTCGCTGAGAATGGAGAAGCTCCGGAGAGTGTTTTTAAATCAAAAGAAAACACATGGACATTGAAACGTATTGCAAATTCAATGAGAATTTCAAAACGTGAGATCAAGGTAAACGGACTTCAATGGGTTATTGATAAAGTATTAGCAAAACTTCCTGATGCAACTTTATTCGTGGAGGACGTTCAGTTGTTATTTGGTGATGGTGCAGGTAATAATGTAAAAGGATTAGCGAATGATGCACAGGCATTCGATTTGACTCCTAATACATATGTTGCAACTAGTTTTGCAAGTATCGCCACTTATAACGGCGGAACTCAAACATTGGTAACATTTGCCGCTGCTCATGGAATGAAAAATGGTGACAATTTGACTATTGCCGCTGCTACAGCAGGTGCAGCAGCTACCGCATATAATAAAGCTCATGGGTCTGTTGAAGTTATAAATACTACACAGGTTATAATCGATGCAACTTATGTTGCGGATGTAGGTGTTGCGGCTAATTGGACAGGTACTTCTACTTCTCCTTTCTATCATCAAATTGATGCTGCACAGGAATACGATGTTCTTGCTGTTTCTGATGCTATGTTGGAGTCTGGGGAATATGCCGTGACCGGACATGTTATTCACCCATCGCAAGCAACTCAAATGGGATTACTCAAGGATACTCAAGGTAATTACTTGAATATTTCTAAAGATGCCAATGGTAAGATTACAGGAATAAATGGTAAATCAGTCGTTACGACTACTGCAATGCCTTATGGAAAGTTTATCTCCGGCGATTTCTCTCGCAACGGGCTTGAACTGAAAGAATTTACTCCTCTTAATATTCAATTCGTAGAAGATGTTACAACCGTTAAGAAAAATGAGATTGTTGTAGTTATTGAAGAAGAAATTATCTTCCCTATCTATAATCCTTATTGGTTCTTATACGGAAAGTTTAGTACTGCTAAAGTTGAACTGGAAACTCCTTAATAGTTAATCATGGAATTAATCATTAAAGGAGATAGTAAAAAGATAAAGCGACTTGCAAAGGAATTAAAAATTCGTTGCAGTCGCAATAGTCTTGATTTGTCGGTAAGTGGGCAGGATGAACAAGAGGTAAATATTTTTGATCTTCTTAACGTCAAAGAAACAACTAAATTGATTAATGCCATATCTAACATTGAAGAATTAAAGCAATTTGATTCAGATGAAAGGAAAGGTGTTATATCAGTTCTGGAAGACCGCAGAAAAGAACTAGAAAAAGAGGAATAAGTAATGGCAAATCTGATTGATACAAGCTATTTTGTCCGTGACATTAACGTGCCGTTTGGTTCAACAGTTGAACTAGCGGCTCCGTTAACTTCTGCAATAGTAAGGTACGAACCGGAATATCTTAAATTACTTCTTGGATACACTTTATGGAAAGCTGTTCAAGTAGAAATAGATGCCGCGGTGTACACTAATTATAGTGACTTAGTAAATGGAGCTGAATTTTCATTTGAGTACTATGGTAAAACCATAACTACAAAATGGGAAGGATTGGTAAATACAGCAAAGATTTCACCGGTAGCGTATTATACTTATTACAAGCAACGGGAAAATGTAGAGAGTTTCAATTCAGGTTTAGGAGAGAGAAAAGGAAAGGGTGAAAATTCAGTCGCTCATTCGTCAAGGGTTAAAATGGTTGGCGCATGGCGTAATTTGGTAAATATTCATGGAGAACAAAATAGGAACTACAAAATGTATCCTGATTTTTTCCTTGACAATGCTAATTATGTCCACATAAATGCAGAACCAAGTTTATTTAATTTCATGCTGGCGAATTTGGCTGATTATGCAGATTGGGTTTTCACCCCTTTATGGAAGATTAACACATTTGGAATATGACAATTGATAGCAGATATTTCGTAGATGTTTTTGGAAGCGTTGTAGATAACGTTCAGTTGCTTTATGATCCTACAAATGAGGTAAAGCCTTATTATATGTATGGTCACATTCTGGACGTTCTAAAACGACTTGCTATTAAAGATACTGATGATGTCCAAAAAGACAAAAAGTATCCTTTGATTGCATTAATTCAGGACTTTGAAGAAGAATCTGCTGGCAGAGGGGTATTTGAATATACCATTCCCGAAGTTAAAGTTGTTATCGTCACTGATACGGATCAGAATTATACCATTGATTTGCTTTATACTAATTCATTTAAACCAATTCTTTATCCTATTTGGCAGCACTTATTAACGAGCATAGCTAAGAGTGATTATTTTGACGTTACTTCGATTGAAGATATTGAGTACTCTAAATTCGACAGAGTTTTTTGGGGGAGAGAATCAATTTACGGAGTTGATGGATCACAATTTAATGATTACCTGGATGCTATTGAGATACGATTTAAAGATTTAAAAATAAAGAAACACAATAATTGTTAATATTATGGCATGTGATACTACCGGTTATACCGGACAAAATTTTTGCAACAAGAACAGCAGGTTTGGAAAGCCTACTGGGATTATGTTTGCGATAGATGGTCAATCCAATGTGGCTGCCAACTTTTTATTGGAGGCAAGCTGGCAAGATGACGCACAGGCACAGCAAGTATTTCCATTGCACAACATGAAAGGGTTTGAAGATTTATCTACCGAACCAACCTATCACGATTACGATGATGGGTCAAGACAGCTCATGGAGCAAGGGGATTACAGATTCTCAGCACATTTCGATTTAAACGAATGTGTTAAAAAACAACTTCTTAATTTTAGAGGATTCCAACAAGGAGTCTATTTAATTTATGGAGATGTTGTACGTGGTAGAACAATAGACGCAGGAGTCACAATAGTTCCTATTCGTTTGGAGGCAGTTAATATCGAAAAGGCAACATTGGCTACAATGTCTGACCGTGAAATGATTAAAGTTGTTATTGATTTAAAGTCTGATAAAGACCTTAATGAATATGACTATTCTCGTAAAATGGCATGGGACGTTGCTGATGTTGATGGATTAACTGAAGTAACATTATCGTTACCGGCAGGAGTTACACAAACTGCTACATTGCTTACTGTTGATGTATCTGCCGATTGTGGTGGACAAAATAAGCAAATAAGCGGATTAGGTGTTGAGAATGCTGATTGGACAGTAACACTAGCAGGAGGAACAGCAACATTTGTTTCTGTTTCAGAGAGTACGTCCGTTCCAGGAAGATACCTATTTATTACAACCGGGGCGGCTAATGCTGACACTGTTGACCTAGCTTCACCGATAGATAGATCAGATACAGTTATGGCAATATCTGGTGGCTCAATAGCGATAGCAGGAATATAAAATAAAGGGGCGTAAAACACCCCTTCTTTTCCAATGAATAAGATTGAGCAACAATTAGAGAAGTTTCAGAAGATTGACATGATAGACGTGTTCAAACGTGCTGTTGTCAAAAAGAAAGAAAGCCTGATAGGTCACATTAAGATGCAACAACTTTTAGGCGAAGCATCTGATGGTAGTATATTAGGAATATTGAAGTGGAGATCTTATGCAGACGAAAAACAGATACTTGGTACTTTAGCTGAATACGGGCAATACGATTTGAATTTGCATGGTAACTTTCAGCAAGGTATTGTAATAGACTTTGACTTGGAAGGCAATATAGTTGTTGATTCTTTTGATAACAAAACCAGCTATCTTGAATACCTAGTCGAAGATCAACATGGGAAGGATGGTGGTCAATTAATTTTTGGACTGAATAAGGAAAACCTATCAGAATTTAGGGAGCAAATATTTCCAGAATTAATGATCGATATAAGACAACAATTAGGTTATTAAAATTTAAGTTATGGGATGTAATTGTGGGAATACGGAACGTCAGAAGAAAGACGTTATGCGAGAAAAAGCAATAAGGTTTGCAGTTCACATGGGAGTGGACGTTCAGTTTCATACATGGACACAACGAGGGTTCAGTAGATTATATGACTATGAGGAAAAAGATTCGGTTGACAGAGGAAAAGGAGTTATCGAAATTATTAAGTTTCGAGTCCATAAGAGCAAAAACGTATTATCAGGTTCAAAAAAGTCTGAATCAGGTAGTAAAAAGTCAGCAAAATCTATCGGAGATAAACCCGGAGGAACTAGTAACCGAAATAAAACGGTTAAACGATCAGTGGGCAAAAACGATGAACCTATTGGGGGGAACAAACCCAGAGCATCAAAAAAATAGATGGAGGGAAATAACAGAAAGATATTTCCGTGAAATTGACGAAAGTGCTTTTGAAATATTCCTTAAAACAAGAAGGAAAGATGTTGCGTGGGATTGTGATTTAGGGATAATGAATGTCGGACTACAATTAGCTCAACTTGGAATGGATGAAGGGTACGAGGCATTAGCTGAGATTGGAATAAAAGGTGATACTCCTGAGCAGCTTCTACAAAAAATAAAAGGACGAATAACAAACTACGAACTAAAAAACTTTAAAAACACAGAAGAAGATGAGAGTAATCCGAGTGACTTTTTTATGATGTTGGCACAGATAAGAAAACAAGGATATTCGATTGATGGTAATATTTTACTGGAAGAGTGGATCGGAACATTGAAGGATATAAAAGAGAGCAATGAGCGGAACAATTAATAAGAATGACATAATCACCCCGGAAGCCTTAAAGGTATTTTCGGAAATAGTAGCTGAGTTCCAAAAACTTTTAATCGAGTCGCAAAAACTTAAACAAGAACTAAACAAAGGCGGTGGGTTTAAGGAAATAGGAGAGGCTGCCGATAAAGCGAAGCAAGGACTCGTACAGGTGGAGA